GGACAACGTTGAAGGTGCAGCACTAGAGGATCACCTAGTACGACTGATGACAAATGCTTTTGCAAATGACATCGAGGACCTTGCCATTAATGGTGATGGAGCAACAGGAAACTTCCTGTCCATCATGGATGGTTTCGTAAACAAGGCTAAGACTGGTGGCTACGCCCACGAGTCCGTAGTCACAGTTACTGACAACGCATGGACCCCAGAGGTTATGCAGAATGTTATCCTGGCACTGCCACGTAAGTACCGTGCACTTAAGAACAACCTTAAGTTCTACGTAGGTACAGACGCATTCCAGGGTATTGTCAAGAACAATGGTACACTAGCAGACGCTATTGCTGAGGCCTTCGGATCTCACCCAGGTGCTGCTGGTACAGAGGCTGGACGTGATCGTTACCTAGCAGGTACCGACCAGACATTCGGTGGTGCACGCACTACCCGTGTTCTTGGTGTTCAGGTTCAGGAAGTACCTTACTACCCAGATGGTTACGTTGACCTAACATTCCCACAGAACCGTGTATGGGGATTCCAGCGTGACATCACTGTAAACCGTGAGTACAAGGCAAAGAAGGATACTGTAGAGTACACCGTCTTCGTCCGCTTCGGTATTCAGTGGGAGGAAGAGGACGCAATCGCATATGCTGACGCAGCTGCGGATGCCTAAATCCTAACAATATAAACCCAAAGGGGCAGGGGCTATTCCAGCTCCTGCCCTTTTTAGGTTTTTATTCTGCTATAATATAATAAAGAATCTTAGGAGGAATCATGGCAGACGAGTTTAATCCAGATGCTACAGATGGCGACGGCGATGGCCTGGTTCAGGACGGTACCGAGTGGGAGCGTCCAGTAGAAGATGCAGCAGTAATGCCAGAGGTAGAGGCTGTTGTAGAAGAAGCACCAGAGGCTGAGGAAGATGGACTCATTTCATCACCAGAGCCAGTTGCTTCTGAGGAGCCAGCACTTGCACCAGTAAGTGACGGTGTCATTGGAACTAGCACAAAGAAAAAGACAACAAAGAAGGCACCACGTAAAGGTGACACATCACCTAAGCCAGAGACTGTTGCACTTTACTCAACACGTAACGTGTCATGGCCAGGAGTCGGTAGGGTCAATGTAGGACTTAACATTGTAACTAAAGACCAGGCAGAGCAGTGGCTAACACGTGAGCACATTAGGGCAGCAGATCCGAAAGACGTTGCCAAGGAGCTTTAAGCTAAATGGAGATACTGAGAGTTCCGCCGTATGATGTAGTAGAAGCATCACTAACTATTCCTGAGGGCTATGCCACACAGGATTTTGTTGCGTATATTACAGATATGGCGGATCTTTCTGTATCCTCACAATCTTTCTCTGGGGCAACAGGGGAAGAGTTCGTAGTAGAGCTTAGTGCTAAATTTGATAACGACTACTATGTTGAAATTCAAACAAGTGATAACAGTCTAGTTATCCACGACACTTACGAGGTAAGAAGGCCATATGTGTTGGCTACAGAGCATGCAGAGGTTGCCTCAGATATTGCAGAGTACAGAAAGAATGAAGAGCTTGCACGTGCAATTATTGACTCCATCGTAAGAGAAGGATTCTACTACCAAAAGAAGACTGCAGAAATTCCAGGAAGCGGAACAGACTTCCTTCCAGTCTGGGATAAGGTAGTAAAGGTAGCAAGCGTATATGAGAACAACGAACTTGTTACAGATAGAACATTTGGACTTTCTAGAGACCGCACAGCAATCGTTGAAATTGTTGAAGGTCCAAATAATAGAGATGAGCAGGCACGACTTGTATTGCCGTCGTCCTCATCTGACAGCGGTATCATTGGATACAGCTATTTAGGATTCCCAAAGAACTGGGACTACCGTGTTGTCTATGAGCACGGATATCCAACAGTACCATCCGATATCGTAAGAGCAGCAGAGCTACTCGTTGACGATATTGCATGTGGAAGAATGGATTATTACAAGAACTATGTTTCTTCATACAACACTGATCAGTTTAAGATTCAGTTTGAAAAGGGTGTATTTGAAGGAACTGGAAACCTAATTGTAGACAAGATTCTTTCCAAATACAAAAAGGCGATTTCAAAACCTGGAGTGTTATAATGGCAGATTGCAATACAGGAGACTTTCTTTTTCCGCTCTCTGCAGAAATCTTTTACCCTACAGTTGAGCAGGGTGCATACGGTAACGTAAAAAAACAATGGATGTATGATAGGAATATTGCTATATCTGTTGCATCTCCAGGCTCTGCCATGAAAGAAGAAGTTA